CAACTGAAGCTTTAAGTGAACTTAAAGAACTTGAAACACAAAGATTAGAAGAACTTAAAGAGAGAACTAAGCAAGAACAAGAAGAACAACGTCTTGCTTACGAACAAACTATTAATGATCTTAATACTACCATTAAGGAAACTAAAGAGATCATTCCAGGTATTAAACTTGATGATAAAGCTAAGAAAGAGCTTTTCAACATGATTACAAAACCTGCAACTCAAAAAGATGGTGTTAACTACTCACAAGTAATGTTACTTAGAGAGAAAGATCCTATCGGTTTTGAAGTAAAGCTTAACTATTATGCAAAATTAGGATTGTTTGATGAGAACCCTAAGTTTGATTTAATAAGTAAGAAAAGTGAAACTAAAGCATTAAATAAACTAGAAAAACAATTAGAAGAAGATTTGAAATCAAGAATCAATAAATCTAGTGCTAATTCTAGAGGAGTTGATGAAAATTCAGATGTACTTGATGCTTTAAAAACAGTATTTAAAAAATAAAAATTAACCCTTAACAATATAAATTTTAAAATTAATGAGTCAAATTATTAGTCCTTTACAAAAATTTACCCCCAAGGATTGGAGTGGTTTAACCACAAAAAATCATATTGGGGCTATGTATGGTGAACAACCTATCATGGTGTCTGAATTGATCAGTAACATCTACGATATAAACTTAGGTTTAGATTTCGATAGATTTATGGAGCAATTTGAAACTATGGAAATTGAAAGAGATGCTCCTTTTGAGTGGATGCTTAACTCTCAATCACCATTTAAAAACATCCCATTGCTTCAGTACTACACTGACGTAGCTTTGACTACTCAAGGTACTACTCCTGGTGTAGGTAATTCAAGTTTTTACTTGGAATTTCCTGATCGTATTTTTGAGTATTCTGATGTAATTGCTCCTGCTAGCTATGCAAAAGAAACTTACCAAATGCGTGTTATGTCTGATCCTAGACCTAATGGTGCTAACTGGTGCTACGAAGTACAATTAGTATCTGGTGATGCTAACTTGTTTGTACCTGTTGCTGAATTAGCTAATGGTGTACGTTTTGTTAAAATGTATGCTCTAGCTGAACAAACTCTTTCTCAACGTGGTTCTAGTTCATTGAACTTCAGTTCACCGTTTAGAATGCAAAATCGTTGCTCATTCATGCGTTCAGAGTACTTAGTACCTGGTGATATGATTGATCAAAAAGAAAATGCTCCACTTGGATTTTTCTTTGTAGATGCTACTGGTAAGCGTCATACTACCTGGTTAGGTAAACTTGACTATGACTTTATGGTATCTTGGAAGAGAATGAAATCCATGGCTCAGTTGTATGGAAAATCTTTGAAAAACTCTCAAGGTTCTTATACCATGAAAGGAGATTCAGGATATGAAATCAAAACTGGTTACGGACTTTTGGATCAAATTTCTCCTTCAAATGTACACTACTACACTACCTTCAATATTGATGTGTTGAGTGAAATCTTGATGTCACTTTCTGTTGGAAAGTTACCTGAAGATCAACGTAGATTTGTACTTGGTACTGGTGAGTATGGTATGCGTCAATTCCACAAAGCTGTTGAAACTAAAGCTGTAACATTTGCACCTTCAAGAGAAGAAATTCGTATTGCTGGTTCAATGAACAACATGCACTATGGAGGTCAATTCAAGAAGTATTCATTTATCAATGGTATTGAAATTGAATTGATGCACATTCCTTTCTTGGATGATCCTAGCTTGTGTTCTATTCAACATCCTGATGGTGGTATCTTGAGTTCATACGAATATTTAATTCTTGACTTTGGTACTTCACAAGGTAAACCTAATATCCAAAAAGTAACTGTAAAAGGTTCTCAAGATGTTTATAAATACATCCCTGGATTACGTGATCCATTTAGTCCATCTAATAGTGGTACTAAACCTGGTATGACTGTATCTAAGGTTGATGGTTATGAAGTAGTACGTGCTTGTACCCTAGGTATTAAAGTACACAATCCAATGAGATTAGCTCGTTTCATTCCTAATCTATAATTTAAAATTTAGTAGGGTGGGGTAAAACCCACTCTACTTTATTTATATAAAAGAAAAAACAAATTAATTATATATAAAAACTATGGGGATAGTAGAAAAAGAACCTGTTGTAATAGACAGTGTTTTAAAAAACAAAAAGATTTTAGTAAAACCAATTGTTAGAAATAATGGTAACTTTCCTAAAGGTCATGACGGAGAGTTTATGTACACTGATACAGTATGGTCAACAGACCTAAGACCTGAACCAGGTACAACCAGATATAAGGCTATATTAAATGAGGCTGAAAGAAAAGCATTTGAGGATGCTTTAAATCTTGAACCAGGTAATATGTCTTTTTATAAAAAGAATGGTTTTTGGGCTACATTTAGAGTTAAACTTAATAAAGAAGGTAAAACTTTAGATTTAAGTGACCCGCTTCAATACTTGGAGTATTTAGTATTAAAAGGTGATAGGAGAATTGCTCCTAACTGGAATGCTAAATATGATAGTGGAGAATACAAATTTGCTTTAGTAGATGAAGATGAAACTATTAAGGACAATATAACTAAAACAGAGATTAATAAGAAAGCTTATAAATACTTTGGTAAGATTGAAGATTCTGTTGAAGAAATGACTATGGTTATTAGATTAGTTACTAATAAGATAGTTAAAAATAGTGATACAGAGTTTTTAAAATCTGAAATTCAAAAAATAATTGATACAAATATTAAAGGATTTGTTGAGGTTATGGAAGATAAACACTTTGGAACTAAATCTTTTATTAGTAAAGCTGTTGATGCAAAAGCACTTGATAGAACTACTAAAGGTGGATATGCTCTTAAAGGTGGTGATGAAATAGGTAGAACTTTACAAGAAACTGTAGAATTCTTAGAATCTCATAAAAACCAAGATATTTATTTGAAGATTAAAGCTCAAATAGAAAACAGTAAGAAATAATTTATTAATACACTTAGGAGTGAAACACTTAAATAGACCCTAAGTTAATATATAATTAAGTAACAATGACAAAACAAGAGTTCTTGAACAACTTTTATCTACAAATGGATAAATTAGCAAGTCAAGCTTTGCCTGGCTATGAGCCTTCTGAAATTTCAGCTATGGCAACTGAAGCTCAAGAACTCTTAGTTGTTACTTATTATACAGGTAACAATTCAAGTGATAAGTCATTTGAACAAACTGAAAAAAGAATACAAGATTTAGGAGAATTAGTAGCTCATAAAATACTAACTCCTCTTTCTTATAATCCTCTATTAAATATGCCTAATGGTGTATTTGTAGAGTTACCTAATACACTTTTAACTAATCCTACTGATTATAGTGATGTTCATTGGTTTACTATTTATGAAGAAGTATTAACCAATGATAAGTGTAAACCTCGTAAATATGTTCTAGAAATTAATCATAACGAATATATTAGAGCTTTAGATAATCCTTATAATAAACCAAATGATAATAAAGTTTGGAGAATGAGGATTGAAGGTAGAAGACATGAATTAATTACAAATGGTAACTATAATATACAAAGTTATATCTTTAGATATATTAAAAAACCTAATCCTATTAATTTAACTGTTAATTTAAATGATCAAGTAAGTCAATTATCTGATCATATACATAGAGAACTAGTTAGAAAAACTGTAGAAATAGCTGTTAAAGATATTGAAGCTTATAATAGAATGCAAGCTGAACAAGCTACAAATAACACATACAGAGAATAAGCTATAGTTACACAAATTAATTCTTCAAAAATAATAAAAATAAATCAATTTATTAATATATTAATTAAAAAAACAAAGAAATGTCTTTAAACAAAATTTCAAGTGCAAATAGAGCTGAAGTAAGAAGCTCACTAGATGATGCTCAATTAGCTACAGGTGGTGATGTAAATCCAATTGTAGATTATATTAACGATAGTTTTACACCAAGTACTGTAACACAAGCTACTAGTATTACTACAGGAGTTACTTTAAACTCTAAATCTGGTGTAATTACTACAGCATCAACTACACTAGCTGCAGGTGCTTCTGCTAGTGCTTTTACATTAACTAATTCAGCAATAACCTCAAGTTCAGTTATTATAACAAATTGTGAACAAGGTGCTACAGGATCTTCTGTAAATGCTTTAGTTAGTAGTGTTGCTAATGGAAGTTGTAATATAACATTAACAAATGTTGGTGGTACAACTACAGGTGCAGCTACTATTAAAATTCATTTTTTAATAATCAACAACTAATCATAATCAAATTATTTATAAACATTAAATTTACAAAACAATGTCATTACAAAACGTAAGTAATCACAAACAACTTTTAATAGGTACAGCTAATCCAAGTTACCCAACTGCAGGAACTATTGCTACTCCAGACAATTTAGCTGCTGGTGTAATTGCAATTACTACTGTTGATGGTGTAGTACTTGATGCTAGTACAGCAGCTACTGTTGCTACTGCTAATACTCCTGTTGTAGTTGTTCAAAGTCAAGGTACAGGCAAACCTTTAATTAAATCTGCCCCTTTTAAAAAGAGTGATGTATTAGTAGCTAAAGGTAAACTTTATACTGCTGCTACTCAGCAAGTATCTTATGTAGGATATGTATCTGCTACAACTGGTACAGGAACTATTCAATTACCTGCTGTTGGAACATCAGTTATTTTGCGTAATACTTTTAAAACTAACTTTTTTCAATTTAGTGATAAACTAGTTGAATCAGTTGTTGGTTACAAAGTTACTGCTAATGATACTACTAGTTCACTTGTAGATTATTTAGTAAAATATGCTATTCAAGATGTACAGAAATATGTAAATATTCCTTATGCTGTTGAACGTGTAAATAGTTCTACAACTGAAGCTGCTGGTACAGGTACTGGTACTAATATTATTTTTACTAAAAATTCTTCACAAGTAACTTGGACTGGTACTATCACTAATTTACCTGTAGGTACATATTTTAGACTTGCTACTGGTGTTACTAGTGCAATTTATAAAGTAAAAGAAAAAAATGCTACTAGTCTTGTTCTTGATACTCCTTATCAAGGATCTACAAATACTGTAGCTGCTGTTGCTACTCTTCAAGTAGTAACTCCTGTAACTACATCTGGTACTGCTGGAACTGGTTGGGGTATTCGTTTTACTGGTTATCCTCAAACCAAATTTGCTCCAAATATTTTCCGTTATGAAACTTCTAAGTTTGTAACTACTGCTAGTAACTTTGGTTTAACAACTGTTAATAATGCATATGTAGTTCCTGCTGAAGGTTCTGGTGTATATGAGCAAATTGCTGAAGAAGAATTCTTTTTCCAATTGTTTGAAGGTATGCATGATGCTAACTTGATTCAGGTTCCTCCTGTAACTATGCGTTCTAATGTTGAACTTACTGGTACTTATTCAATTATTGATGTTGAATTTGCTAATCAATCTGGAACTATGAGCTTTATTAATAATCCAATAGCTCGTAAACAAGTTAGAATTGCTATTAATAGACAAACTAGAGTAAACCAATTAGATACATTTGCTGATATTCTTGAAGCAGCATTGGGTTTAACAAATGGAACTCTACTATAATCAATAACTTTTAAACTTTATAAAAAGGCTATGGCTAGTATATAGCTGTAGCCTTTTTTTAATATAATCAATCCATGGCTTTACAATTAAATATAAATATAACTGAATATACTAATCAAGAATGGTTAACTTTTAAAGAGTTAACTGGTCTATACTCTTTAGCTAATACAACTGGTTGGGGTACTCCTAATCCTGCTGTAGGTTCAGCTACTGCTGCAACTTTAGAAATGCAAGATATTAACGGTACAAGTTTAGGTACTGTTGATTTATTTACTTACTTTCCTACTACTGATACTACTTTTGAGCTAAACATATTAGCAAGTGATTTTAATAGTAATACAACTAAGTTTACTGATGGTGTATATCAATTTATTTATAGAGTAGAAACACCTTCAGGTAACTATGAAAAAAGATACTGGATAGTATTTAAATGTGCTGCTGAGTGTAAAATGCAAACATTACTTTTAAAACTAGTTCAAGATTTTTGTGATACTTGTGAAGATGATGGTAGTGTACTAAAATATACTCAAGCTAGAATGATTTTAGATGCAGCTGAGGCTGCTGCTCAATGTGGAGATATTATTAGAGCTAATACTCTAATGGATATGTTTAATAGATTAAAAATTGAATATTGTTGTGATTAATAAATTTATAAATAATATAATAATATATACAAAATGAGTTGTATTGGATGTGACGAAATAATAAATGTAGGAAATGCTGGTACCGATGGCTGGAGTCCTGTTTTAGCTTTAAGTGAAGATTGTTCTGGTAAAATAGTACATAGACTTATAAGCTGGATTGATGGTACTGGTACTAAACCTGATTATAATAGTAATATAATGACTGATGCTTGGTTATTAGCTAATCCTATTTACTTAAGTGCAAATGGATTTACTGATGACTGTGATGAAGCTGTTAATTTAAAACCTAGTAATGGTACTAACGGTACTAACGGTACTAATGGTGAACAAGGCCCTCCTGGTGAGGATGGTTGTACTCCTGAAATAAGTTTTACTGCTAACGTAGGTGAAGAAAGGCCTATTGAATGTACTGTACAAGGTGTAATTGATGGTTGCACTTCTTCTTGGAATATAAACTTTCCTGAAGAAATTTTTACTAGTGATACTGTAGTAGAGGCTGTAACAGGTAGTGAAGCATTTACTACTGCTGTAGAAGATGCTATTGATGGTGTACTTAATGTAACACCTAATAGTGATACTTCATTAAGTATTTCAAATACTGGAACTAGTGCAGATATAGTTTATACTGTAGAAAGTTATCTTCCTTCTAGCGGAATTCCTGTAATAAATTTAGCTACGTCACCTTCAAGTTGGATTGATAGTTATATAGTAGGAAATCAAATGACGGTAGATTTTAGAATAAGTATACAAGTTATTAGCGGTGTTGGTGATATGAGTTTACATTTTAAAATACCTCAAGGAAAAACAGTTAAAAGTGGATATACTTATACTAATACTGTAGGATACGCACCGGATAATTATACAACATGGACTATGCAAGGATATCCAATAGTATCTACTAAT